AAAGAACCAAGCAAACGTATTTATATTTATTGATGAGTATTGGAAGAAGTATGGATATGGCCCGACGGTTCGGGAGGTAATGGAGTACAGGAATAGTAGGAGTTTGGGGAGTACGCATGAAATAATAGAGCGGCTGATAAAGCTTGGCGTATTGAAGAAGATGAGGGGGATGGAGAGGAGTGTCAGGCCTGTGTATATAAACTTTAGGAAATTAGATGTCGCAGATTGAAGAGTTGTTATCTAAGTTGCCTGTGAATGAGCAGGAGAAGTTCTTAAAGCAGATGACGCAGTATAAGGAAGCGTTGACGAGGGAGAAGTGTCAGGCTAATTTTTTAGAGTATGTAAAATTTATGTGGCCTGGGTTTGTGCACGGAAGACACCACGCTGTGATGGCTAAGAAATTTGAGGAGGTGGTGCATGGCAATCTTAAACGTCTTATTATCAATATGGCTCCTCGGCATACTAAGTCTGAGTTTGCAAGCTATCTTTTGCCGTCTTGGTTCTTGGGGAATTATCCTGATAAGAAAGTTATACAGTCTAGTAACACGGCGGACTTGGCGGTGGGGTTTGGTCGTAAGGTTAGGAATCTTGTTGATAGCGAGCAGTACGATTCTATATTCCCTGGCATAGCGCTTGCGGCTGATAGTAAAGCTGCTGGTAAATGGAATACCAATGCGCAGGGTGAATATATAGCGATTGGTGTGGGCGGTACGATGACGGGTAAGGGTGCGGACTTAATGATCATTGATGATCCTCACTCTGAACAAGAAGCGAGATTAGCCCAAGGTGATCCAACTGTTTTTGATTCCGTCTTTGAATGGTATACGTCTGGGCCAAGGCAACGTTTACAACCAGGGGGAAGGATAGTAATCGTGATGACCCGTTGGTCAGATAAAGATTTGACGGGGAAGATATTAAGAAATGCGGCGGGGGAGGATTGGGAGGTAATTGAGTTACCTGCGATTATGCCGTCAGGTAATCCGCTATGGCCTGAGTTTTGGCCGCTAAAAGAATTGATGTCGGTCAAGGAAGAGATTGGTGTTTATAAATGGAACGCCCAGTATCAGCAGCAGCCGACTGGTGAAGAAGGTGCGATTATTAAACGGGAATCGTGGAAGAGATGGAAAAGTGAGATGCCGCCTCCTTGTGATTTTATTATCCAGAGTTGGGATACGGCGTTTACAAAAAGTGAGCGGGCGGACTATTCGGCGTGTACGACTTGGGGTGTGTTTAGTTTAAATGAAGACCCAACAGATAAGCATATTATTCTCCTTGATGCGTATAGAGATAAGTTGGAATTTCCTGCATTGAAGAAAGCGGCGCTAGAAGGATATAAAGAATGGCAGCCTGATGCGTTTATTGTTGAGGCTAAAGCGGCTGGTGCGCCACTGGTGTTTGAATTAAGGTCTATGGGAATACCTGTATCGGAGTACACTCCTACTCGTGGCAATGATAAATTTGTACGTTTAAATAGCGTGGCTGATTTATTTAATTCAGGAAAAGTGTGGGCACCTGATAAGAGATGGGCTGATGATTTGATTGAAGAGATGGCACGGTTTCCAAATGCGGAACATGATGACTATGTAGATAGCTCAAGTCAGGCATTGATCAGGTTTAGGCAGGGTGGGTTCTTAAGACTTCCAAGCGATGAGGAAGATGAACCTAAATATTTCAGACGCAAGAAGGCGTATTACTAGGAGTGAATATGAAGCGTAGAAGTTTATTAAAGGCGCTGGTCGGGGGTGCTGGATTTTTAATGTTGCCTGAATTGGCAAAGGCTAGTCATTATGGTTTGATGCCTTGGGAAAAACCCGCCCCAATAAAAAACGCAACTCAATTGACGCAGTGGCTTAATAAAAATTTTGATTGCCGCATGGGTGAACCATCGGCTTTTATGGAAGTTAAGAGAGAAGATTTTGATAAATACTTTATTCCTGCATCTTTAAAGTCTATGAATGTAGAAGGTTCAGATGTTGCCCGCATGATGTATGCAACATTATGTTTTGCTTACAAGGGCGAAAATATTACTGATGCCGAAGAAAAGCTTTGTTATTATTTTCAAGAGGGTTTTAAAGAATTAATTGGTAAAGAAAAGAAACAAATCTTTTGGCGGCTTGAACCAAACTTTAGTTCTGACATCGTGTATGAGTGGGGCGATACATACATGACGCACGAAGAGATTGAAGATAGCTTTAATAAAGAAGATATCGTAATTCCTAAAGGAGTTGTATTGGATTTCAATACGCACTCATATAGATATGTAAAAGATAAGTACAGGCTAAATAAAATGCGTATGAGATTATTTATGCCTGAAGTTCCATTCGACCAAATGGTTGGATATAAATTAGAGGGCACTGAGCCTACAAGGATTTAATATGTTAGATAAAGCACTGTATTCAAATGTTCCTCAACTCAATACGGTTGAGCCTGATATAGAAATTGAAGTAGAAGATCCAGAAGATGTGAAGGTTGGCATTGGTGGAATTGAGATTGATCTAATGCCACACCATGAACTGTCGGATGACTTTGATGCAAACTTGGCCGAGGAGATGGATGAAGGTGAACTTCAATCTTTGGCGGGCAAGTTGATAGAAGAAGTGGATGAGGATGTCCATTCCCGCAAGGACTGGGCTGAAACATATGTCAAAGGTCTTGAAGTATTGGGGATGAAATATGAAGAAAGAACGGAACCTTGGAACGGCGCTTGTGGTGTATTTAGCACGGTGCTCACAGAAGCTGCCATTCGTTTCCAAGCAGAAACGATTACTGAAACGTTTCCTGCGGCTGGCCCAGTAAAGACGGAAATCATGGGGGCGATAGATCGCCTCAAGATGGAAGCGTCCATGCGGGTTCAAAACCACATGAACTATTACCTGGTAGAGAAGATGCCAGAGTATCGACCAGAGCATGAAAGGCTTTTGCTTAATCTAGGATTGATTGGATCTGCGTTTAAAAAAGTTTATCCAGACTTAAATCTGGGTAGACCTGTGTCTATGTATGTAGGCGCAGAAGATTTGATCATGCCGTATGGGTCAAGTGGGGTGATGCACTGCGAGCGGGTCACTCATTTGATGAGAAAGACCAAAAACGAAATCCATAAACTACAGGTTGCAGGGTTTTACAGGGATATAGAGCTGGGTGAACCCATGCATATACCCACGGATATCGAAAAGAAAAAGGCGGATGAGTCTGGATACTCTATAACGGATGACGATAGATACCACTTGGCTGAAATTCATGTGGATTGTGTCATGCCAGGAGACGAGGATGAGGATGAAATACCAAAACCTTATGTCATTACGATAGAAAGAGGGTCAAGAAAGGTACTTTCTATCCGTAGAAACTGGGAAAAGGGCGATAAAAAGTTCCTTAAGCGTCAGCATTTCATCCAATACACCTACATTCCTGGGTTTGGAGCGTACGGATTTGGTTTAATTCACCTGATTGGTGGTTATGCCAGGGCTGGAACGATGATTATTCGTCAATTGGTGGACGCAGGATCACTTGCCAACCTACCAGGCGGTCTAAAAGCTAGGGGTTTGCGTGTAAAAGGGGACGATACACCGATTGCTCCAGGGGAATTCAGGGATGTAGACGTTCCTGGTGGATCAATCAAAGACAACATTATGACTTTGCCGTACAAAGAGCCAAGTCAAGTGTTGGCTTCGCTACTTGCTACGATAACTGACGAGGCAAGGAAGCTTGGATCAATTTCCGACATGAATATCAGCGATATGTCTGCCAATGCTCCAGTAGGAACTACGCTTGCTCTCTTAGAGAGACAGCTTAAGACCATGAGTGCGGTACAGGCTAGGGTTCATTACTCTATGAAGCAGGAATTTAAACTGCTCAAGCCAATGATCCGTGACTTTGCACCAGAAGATTATGAATATGATCCAGAGAGGGCGGATAAAAGCGCAAAGCAAAGTGATTATGATTTGGTTGAAGTCATACCCGTCAGTGATCCTAACAGTTCTACGATGGCGCAAAGGCTTATGCAGTACCAAGCTGCAATGCAGATGGCACAGCAAGCGCCCCAAATTTATAATCTTCCCAAGTTACATAGACAGATGTTAGATGTAATTGGAATACCGAACGCCGAGGACATTGTTCCAACTGAAGACGATCAAAAACCAAGAGATCCAATCTCAGAGAACATGGCTTTCTTAAAAGGAAAACCTACCAAAGCGTTTATGTATCAAGATCACGATGCGCATATTGCAGTTCACCAAGC